CTATCTCAATAACTCTAAAGCCTGACCAAACCATAATCAAAGTATTATCCTTACCAAATCTTGCTATATCTGCTGATATGTAACCTTTACCGCTTGGTATGTGTTCGTTAGTAAACATATCTATAATTCTATCATACTCTATTAAAGCGTTATCGTTTTCATCATACTCCCAGTTACCATAAAGTAACCGTTCCCTACTTTGATTGTCCAAAGTCTTTAAAGATTCAATATAGTGTGGCGAAATAAAAGGATTGTCAATAGCTAACGCTTGAATAAATGCTTTGTCTTCTTGTAGCTTATTTTCTTTGTGTGGCTTATAGAAGTTATTGTAAACCCATCCTTTTGCAGGATTGCAAGTTCCTAACATCTTTGGTATCAAACCAAACTCATCTATCTTATATCTTATTCGGGACTTAACTATATTCCAGGCTTTCTCGGTTATTTGATTGCACTCATCTACAAACGCACCTGTAATCTCAAGTGAACCTAATTCATCAAAGTGAGGGTCAGAAGGATATTGAAATAAATCTTTAAGTAATATAGTTGAGCCGTTCTGAAAGGTAATGATATTGGATTGAGCGTTGAACTGGTAGTGAGTACCTGCCTTTAATCCTTGCATCCTGGTAACATCATAGAAAGAATTAAGAGTAGTTTCCTTTAGTGTCTTTAACACTGCTCTACCAATTAACCATCTTGAACCATCGTACTTTAAAGCATTCTTTAAGATAGAATAAACACCAAGCGCAGTCTTACCACTTCCAGCACCACCACCATAGATAATCTCTTTGGTTTTATTGTCTTCAATTAACTCAATCGCTTGAGTCTGTTTTTCCGATAGGTGCATAGGTTCTTATTTCTTCAAATACTATTTTGGCTTGTATAGGATTGTTTGCATCCCCTTCTAAAGTTGTTCTTGCAAGTTTTGGTCTTGCGTATTCAAGTAAAGTTAAATAAGACTGTACAAAGTCTTTACCCTCTAAAGAATTAAGTTCCTGATTAAATCGTTCTGTACCCTCTTCAACTATAATATTAACAAAGTTTTCTAATACTAATCTCTTGTGGCTTACAACACCTTTTGGTTTGCCTAATGGGTTACCACTTACCCCTTTTTCAAATTTTCCCATCTGATTTCTTCTGATATATTCAGCAAAGGTAGCTATTTTATTACATTTTTAGAAAGTTCGTATTCCTTTCGTAAGTAGTTAATCTTTTGCGTTAAGACATCTATAAAAGAATTGGTAGAAAATCTAATATTCTTAACCTCTGCTAATCTTGTTTCAAATTTACCTTCTATCACTCTGTAAGGTTCGCTCATTATTATAGCCTGTTTCTCTTTATTACCTTGCGTACCTTCTCCTTCTACAAATAATCTGGCTTCTTCTATCTTCCTGGTTGTGTAAGCATCTATGTACCCTTTGTGAATCTCTGATTCCATTTCATTTAAAAGAAACAAATAACCGGCTAACTTTAGATTAGAGTTTATTAAGTCTTCTATCGCACTGGTCCTATTAGCTTTAATTATCTCGGCTTTTATCTTATCTATCATAATTCAGCTACCTTTTGTGTGTATGTATCTATGTAAATTTGGTAATCTAATTTATTCATCTTTTTAATTTGATGCCTTTTATATTCTAAATAGTCCATACCACCCTTACCTATTTCTTTTTCAAGTCTTTTGTAATACTCAATGTAGTTACCATTCCTTGCTATATTACATCCGTAGCACTGTGGTCGGCAATTTTGTTCATCCCACCTTAAACTTAAAATACCCCTTGAATAGAAGTGTCCGTTTTGTATCTTCTTGTAATGATAGACTTTGTCGCAAGTAAAGCATTTAACATTTAAGTCTTCATCAGCATACTTAAGTCTTATGTAAATAGAAAAAATAGTATCTAATTTCTTTTTAAGAACGGTTGTACTCATTTCAATAAGATTTTAGTGTAAAACATCTCGAACACTACGCCCCAAATAATAGAAAATAGAATTATATCAAAATAGCCAAAAATAGGTTTATAAGTTACAATAGCTAAAGAAATAAAGAGTAACATTAAGGCTTTAAATAAATGCCACCCATCTGTAAGGAACGAAAGCATAGTAGAAGATAAAAAAAACTTCTCGCCATTTTCTTTCTCGCCCCATTGCCATTTGTTTCTCCAGGACATATTCCAATCCCAAAATTGACGATTCTTAAAGTTTCCAAATATAGAAACATAATACCTGGTAGATAGTACATCCATAACTGAATTACAAAATGCTGCTAATATTACAAAGATTAAACTCATAAGTTATTTAATATCTTCTTGTGTAAATATAAAAATTGGTGTAGGTATATCTGTTGATATTATAAATTTTAATTCTTCTTCCATTTTTTATTTATTAGTTCCCATTTTGGGAATTAGTCACTATTATTTTAAATATTGTGACATTTTAAAGTTCATTATTCGTATAAATACGGCTCAATTCGTATCAAAAGTGAGCCACAAGTGTTGGTTATAATAGTTTTTAGTCAATCGAAAGACTTACATTTTTCTTTTGTTTGTCATATTATATCCATACAAATGTTAAATGTTCTTTTAGTGCTTGTTAAATTTTACAAGTCATCTATCATTTCAAGCGTTTTAACTCTTTCAGTCAATTCTGCTATTATAATTTCCGCTTCGTGCCTCAAAGTTAATAATTCACTTCGTAATAAAGAATTTTCTCCTTCTAAATCAGTCATCATCACAAAAGCTAAATTAAGCGTTTCTAAAGCATTTAGATTGTCTTTGTATGTCTTACTGTCTAATTTAGTTTTATTTGCTTCTAATAGCTTTATTTGCATAACTAAAAGTAAATCTGCTATCCTAAACAAAGTAGCTTGTCTAAAATCAGTCTTTGGAATCCTTTTTTCAAGTTCATCCTGCAAAATAGCTTTTAATGGCTCACTTAACTCGTGTAACTTTCTCATCGCTTAAAATAAATTTTTTGTCCTGCACTGGGTTAATTAAATTAATAATCTCTCTCAAAGCCTCAACATAATACTGGGAAGAAAGTTTATGTATAGGTAGTTCTTCTAATAATTCCAAACTAAAAAGCCTTGCTTCTGAATGTTTAATAAATTCTTGTAGTGTCATAATTAAAAAGGTAATATTTTTGGTTTTTCAAATGTAACATAATTTCCTGCATAACTCTTACTTCCATTAATTTCTTCGTAATAACAGTTGCGCCACTTATCAAAGAATAGTGTAGCTTCCCCTACTTCGCCTATGCCTTTAGGTTTTGTCTTTTGTACAATAATCTTTACTTCATTGCCTTGATACATAGTACCATCCTTGCTAACTCCAAATGGCGGTCTCCATACACAAATCATTTGTTCTCCCTTTCTAAACGATGTTTCGCCACCATCTATAAATCGTGGGTCTGCTGGAGGATAATATTTAATACCTGTTGCATCATCTATTACCTTTGCTCCTGTTTCCCTTGCTATGTGCATAATAATTGTATGGTGGTAATTATATTCCCTTGCATACATTCTTATTTTACCTAAAACACGAGCCATATACATATCCCTTTGTTCTCCTTTTAAATCGTGCTTAACTTCGTTAAAAGGGTCTGTTGTTACTGTGTCAAACTTAACTCCGTATTTCTCAACCGCTTCGTGGAAGTCATCTAAAGTAATATCTTTTACTCCTAAATCCATAATGTAAAAATATTGGCTAACTTCTGATGCATACCTGTACATTTCTTGTTTAGTAAGTCTTTGTAGCTTATTACCATCAAGGTCAAAAAATGGCTTACCTGCCCACTTATGAATAATCTCTGCAAATATTTCTGCTGGAGTTCCTGTTTCGGGACTAAAGATTAAATGTTTCCAGCCTTTACTTTTTGATAAGTTAATTAAGCATTCCCACCAAAACTCCGATTTGCCTGATGCTGGAGTTCCGTAGATGTAAGAAGTAGCACCTTTTTTAAAGGATATTAGCTTATCTACATCCTGGAAGCCTATCGTTTCTCCTTTAATTAATCCTGTATCATAAAGCGAATCTATTTCGCCTTGTACATCGCTATATTGTTTTATAAAGTCCATTAGTAGTAAAATGTAGGTATGATAGGTGCTTGTACTTTTATTTTGTTTTCTTCTTTAAACCAAACTTCTTGCATTTTAAGTTTCCAATTCTTTACAGGTCTATTATTGGAATCACTCCAGTTTCTATTGTTGTAAAAATGGTAAGCCTTTTCTGCTTCGGTCTTTTTATATTTATGTTCTTCAAAGTAAGCTAAAACTTCTTCTAAAGTAGGAATAATAATTTTGCCTATATCTTTCTTTTCATTCTTTCTTTCTTCTATTGTAGGTAGTTTGCGTTTACTTAATGTAGTACCTTGCGTTTCCTCTACCCCTTGATAATCCTCGTATTTTGTAATGTTTATAAGGGTTGTGCTTTGTTTACCTTTTCCTATAGTTGTTATAACAAGCATTTTATCACTTTCAAGCATTTTAAAGAAGGCAGAAACGGTCTTTGGAGTACATCCAAAAATGGTTGCCCAAGTTCGTAAACTTTTAGCAGATTGCCCTCTTTTAATTTCAATTAATTGTAATCCTAACTGCATCTTGCAAGGTTTATGATTAACTTCTAATAGCATTATTAGCCACCACTGGAACTTAATAGGGTCTGACCATATCCAATGTTCCTTTAATTTTCGGTGTATTTTAATCCAGCCTGCACTCATAAATTTTAAAAAAAAGAATCCCATCGGGAGAGAGTTTCGACAGGATTCGGGTTATTAATATAACCGTTTTTTGATAATATCTAACAGGCTCTCTCCTTCCTATTAGGTATCTTAATACATTGCAAATATAACTATTTTCTTCTTAATTTAAAGTATTTTTCTAATCTTAATGTTAAGGCAAATTTGCTTATTCCGTACTTATCAGCGTAGTGTTGCATACTTAAGCCATTGTCCAGGTAATCTGCTAAAAAGATAGGAAATAGCTTATCTGCTCTAACCGTTACCTTTTTGATATGGTTATGCTTTGTCTTAACACCTCTTGCCTTAAAGACCTTTCTAATATGCTTCTCGGAGATATTATACTTCTTGCTTAAGTCTTGAATGGTTATGTTATTCGTTTGATAATCTTCTATGTAATCCATATCTTTTAATTTATTTTGCACCTTGCACTTGTTGCACTTGTTGTATTTTGCACTTGTTGCATTAGTTGCACTTAAAGAGCATTAACAGCAATATCAAACTTTTTTCGTAAATCTTTATCTACTCTTAAAATGTTAATTGCCATATTTAAAACCATTGCTTGTGTTTTTTTATATTTTACTTCCTGGTTTTTATTTTGAATATTAACATACCCATAATCATTTGCCAAAACTGAAGAAATAATATTAACATCCCCATTTAAGCCTAAAAGCAAATCGCCTTGTTTTGAATTGTGGCAAATAATAAAAAGTGCATCGTCTTTAGTCATTTGTTCTTCAAACTTATCAACTGCATTGTGTAAATCTAATCTGTAATCCATAGTTTTATGTTTAGTTTTGGTTTTTTAATTTATTTAAAATACTAACGCTGCTCGTTAGCACTTGGGTGTTAATCTCTGCTAAAATTGTAAAACTTTCCCCTAATATTGTTCGCAGACACCTCTTATCTTTGGTGCAAAAAGAACGCTTGCAGCAGCACCAATTTCTTTAATTAAAAGGGTAAACTATTGTCTTCTTTAGGTGCTTCTTCTAACTTACCTAATCCCCAAACTACTTTACCATTACCCATATAAGTTTTAGGTGCTTTAGCATCTCTTTCTTCTTTAGACTGGCTTAAAGTAATTGAAACATTGTTACCAAACTTATCGTTCTTATCATCTACTATGATAGATACATTTAAGTATTTGTCTTTAATTAATTTTGTTCTGTCGATTTTTGTTACATCAATAGATGCGTTGATAATTGTTGCCATTTTATTTTTTTAAAGGTTTATAATTCTTGTTCCTAATTTTGCCTGTATCTCGGCATCGTATTTCTTAAGCCATTCTCGGCATTGTTCTACCTTGTCTATAATCTCTTGCTCTTTGTCTAAATCTCGTTTAAACTCGTAGCTTACCCAGCGTTCAAAGTCTTCTAAATGTGAGTAGCTTACTTTAGTGCCAAAATTAGCAGCAGCAGGAGTATCGCCAAGATAATAGAATAATGTAGCAAACTCTTTATTGCAAAGCATCATATAGCCAATTAATTGCCACTGGTAATTTGTATCAAGTTCTAAAGCTGAATCCAATAATGTTTTTCTATTCCAAGAACACTTGGTGTCAATAATAGAGTTCTCAAGGATTACATCGGGAGTACCTACTAACCATTCGTTAGCATAAATATCTTCGTTCTTATAGGCTTTAATACCACCATATAAAACTTTGGATGCAAACTCTATTGCTTCGTTTTCTAATAAGATACCTTTGGTTAAATACTTAGAATCAAGTTCTTCAGTATCTCCAGCATACCAATTCTTAAGGTAAGTTATGCAAGTTTGCGATAATTCGCCTGGCTTCTTTGACTTGCTCATTAGTTTCCCTAACGATGAAGGTCTTGCTTTAAAGTATTTCATTCGGCTTAACAGTTAAAAGTCTTAAAGTCTCTGCATCCATAGAATAGCGTTCTTGAATAGCAATTAAATTCTTTGCATCCTTTAGGTAGCCTGCTCTACATTTGTCAAACAATTCAGTACCTACTTTTAAAGTTGGCTTAAGTTTTTCCTCGACCATCTTAACTGCATCGTGCATATTTGTTGCATCAGCATCTTTAGTATCATCAATAAGGAATAAACCATTAAGAGCATATTTCCGAGCATAACTGGAACTCGCACCAAAACTCTGTGCAATATCCATACCCTTGCGATTTGGCTCAATACCAGCAGAAGCCGAAGCATTAAATTCTTTACCATCTTTATCAAAAAATTGAATGTAAGTTTCGCAGAATATTATTCCTGCTTTCTCTTGGACACTATCCGATATTATCATAGTACATTCGTACTTAAGTAATAAAGGTTTAACGGCTTCCAATATATCCTCTGTTGAGCGATACTTGTACTTACCAAAAGAATTAAATTGATTTTTAGGTGCTTTTAGCTCCGATTGAATTTTTAATAGTGACATAGTTTTAAGTTTTGGTTTTTAAAGATACTAATTATTTTATTAAATTAAGGTAATTATTTTTAATTATTTGCTTCGA